CAGCAGGCCGGAGCCGCGGCGGACGCCATCCAGCACGCGGGCCGCGCCAGACAGCGCGCGCGCCAGCGCGTTGGACAGGCCGATCGCCTGGTCGAGCCGGGCGAGGAACTGGTCGGCGGCGACGGTCAGCTGGCCGAAGGCGCGGCCCACCGACAGCGGCGCCCGCTCGAACTCGCCATTCAGCCGCTCGACGGCGCGCAGCAGCGCCGGGAACACCACGTCGGCGGTGAGCTTGCCCTCGGAGCCGAGCTTGCGGAGTTCGCCGATGGAAACGCCGAGCTCGCGGGCCAGCGCCTGCGCCAGCGTGGGCAGGCCTTCCAGGATGCTGCGCAGCTCGTCGCCCTGCAGCGTGCCCGAGGCGAGCGCCTGCGCCAGCTGCTGGGTGGAGGAGGCGATCTCCTGCTGCGAGGCGCCCGACGCGATGGCGATGCGCTGCAGACCGCCGACCAGGGTGGCGACCTGGTCGGAGGTGGCGCCGATCTCGCGCGCCGCGATCGAGAAGCGGGCGAAGGCGTCGACGCTCTCGCGCACGGCGACGCCGGTCTGCAGGCTGTCGCGATAGAGGCGGTCGTAGATCTCGCCGGCACGCTCGACGGAACCGAGCGCGGTGTTCAGGCGCCCCATGGATTGGGTGAGCGCGTCGCCGGCGACAACCACGGCGCGCAGCCCGGCGACGAGGCCCGCGATCTGCACGCCGCGGACGGCGACGTTGAGCAGGTCGAGCCCGCGCGAGGCGCGATCGGCGCCGCCCTGGATGCGTTCCAGGGACCGCTGGCCGGTCTCCCCGACCTCGCGCAGTTCCTGCTTGACCCGGGCAGCGTCGTCCAGCGACAGCCGAACCGAGACGCGGCGCGTGCTATCCGCCATGCGTCACGCCTCCTGCGTCGGTGGGATGGTCAGGGTCCGGGGGGATCAGTGCGGCGCGCGGCGCTGCCTGCGGCGAGGCCCATGCGCATGGCCAGCAGCAGTTCGGCCGCGGCCCAGCCGGAGGCGCCCATCTCGCGGGCGGTGGCGAGCGCGGCCGGCATGTCGAGGTCGAGGCCGGCCATGGTCGCAGAGGCGCAGGTCGTGCCGGCGGCCCAGCATGCGGCGCCCTCGACACTGGCGGGGGCGTGGGCGGCGTAGGGACAGGCGAGGCCGCAGTCGCGATCGAGCGCCGCGCAGCCGCGGCAGTAGTCAGGACCCTGGCCGAAATGCCACTCGGCGCGGGCCCTTAGCCGTTTCCCTCCAGCGCCACGGCGGCGACCGGGCCGGTGGCGCGGTCCCAGAAGGCGGCGGCCATCTCGTCCATGTCCATCAGCCGCTCGACCGCCTCCGGGGAAAGCGGCAGCGGCTTGCCGGCGGCGTCGCCGACGCCCTCCCAGGCGGTGACGGCGTGGCGGGCCAGCGCCTTGACGAGGAAGGCGAAGGCCAGGCCGCGGGCCATGTCCGGGTCGAGGCCTTCGGAGGCGGCCCGCAACGCGCCGAGGCGACGTGCGGAGCCGGCCTGGGCCGCGGCCATCACGGCGGTGGTGACGGGGCGGATTTCCACGCGAACGCCGCGCGGTAGGTCGAGCCAGTACGGCTCGACCGGGAGGTCGAGGGTGAGCATCGGGAGGTCTCCAGACTTGAAATCGGACGGGGTTATGTCAAACTCTGACATGACTGATTGAGAGGAGGCCGTGATGCCCAATGTGAGCCTGACTCCGGAGCTCGAGGGCTTCGCCGAGACCTGCGTGTCCTCGGGGCGGTACGGGAATGTGAGTGAGGTGATGCGCGCAGCGTTGCGGCTGCTGCAGCACCAGGAAGAGAAGCGCGCGGCTTTCACGCGCATGCTTGAGGCGGCGGAGCGTGAGGCCGACGAGACGGGCTGGTTCGAGGTCGGGCAGGTCGCGGAGGAGATGGACGCCATCATCGCGGAGGCAGAAGCGAAACGGTCGCTGGAGCAGGCCCGCTGACGCTGGGAGCCGAACGCCCGGCCATCCTCTCTGCCCTGGCGCGTCGAGATCTTGCCGAGGCAGCGGCGTTCATCGCCAATGACAATCCGGGTGCGGCGCGCAGGCTTCGTGAGCAGGTCGTGGCTGCCGCCATGCGAATCGGGACCTATCCGCAGATCGGCGCCGCGCGACCCGCTCTCGCGCCGGACGCGGTCCGCTTTCTAGTCCTCGCGGACTTCCAATTCGTACTCGTCTACCGGGCGACCGCGACGCCGCCGCGTATCCTGCGGGTCCTGCATGGCGCCCGCGACTTGCAGGGCGCGCTGCGCGACATGTTCGGGGACGGATAGCCTCTACGCATACTCCGCCGCCGCCTGCTGGTTCCGCAGCACCGCGGTCATCATCCGTGTCGCCGTCGCGTTGAAGGCGGCCCTGAAATCGAAGCTGGCCTCCACCCCGGCCGGCCCCTCGATCGGGGTCTTGGCCAGCGCCAGGTACACCTCGTGCAGCGTGATGGTCAGGCTGCGGTTGGCGTCGATGGTGAAGGCGAGCGCAAATTCCGCCGAGGTGCCCGCCTGCGCCTGGGCGAGCAGCGTCGTGTTCTCGAAGCGCACGGTGATTTGGCCCGTGCAGCGGGCGATGCCGGGGTCCACGCCCTCGACGCGGCGATCCGCGCGGATGGTGCGCACTGCCTCCATCCCATTGGCGTAGGTGAGCCGCGCACCGGTGACCTGCGCCAGTGCCGAGCCGCTGCGCGTGATGGATCCCTGCGCTTTGTTGAAAGCTGTGTAGGCCGCACTGGTCGGCGTCCCGCCGGAGGTCGCGCCGGTGCGCACGGAGCCCTGGCCCAGCAGCCCGAAGGTCGCCGTCGCCGCGCCGGTGGGCGTGAAGTCCATCTCCAGCGTGTCGGCGCGCACGCCCGTGCACACGTCGAAGGACGGCACGTCCGGGTAGCCGATTTCCATCGCGTTGCTCGGCAGCGAGGCCGCGCCCGAGGCGAAGGTGTGGATGAAGTTGGTGCTGCCGGTGGTGACCGGCGCGCCGAGCAGCAGCCGCAGCCAGTGCCCGATGTTGATCAGATCCACCGGTACCACCGCCTGGCCAGCGACGGTCACCGTGTCCAGGAAGGGCGCGGCGGGATCCCGGTTGCTGCCCACGCCGATGACGTCCGCATCCAGCAGCGGCTGCTCCGCGCCGAGATCGCAGGACAGGAACGGCATGCGCCGCCAGTTGCTGCCAGGCGCGGTGCCGTAGGTGGTCTCGGGCAGCATAAGCAGGCGGCAATTCGCGCCGATGGCACGGGGCATGGGCGTTCTCCTGGAAGAGGATCAGGCCAGCGGCGAGCCGGCGACGGTGAACCAGAGGGTGACGGGGATGGCGGCGGCGCGGGCTGCGGCAGCGCCTTCGAAATCGACATCCTCGAAGGACGCGCTGCCGGGCTGCGCCCATTCGACGGCGCCGCCGAGGGTCCGGTTTGCGGTGATGGCGGCGGCGACATCCACCAGCAGCGTGTCGAGCAGCGTGTTGCGCGCGGCGGGCGTGGCACCGGTGACGGTGATCTCGGCCTCGGCGCGATGCTCGATCTGCCAGGCAAGCGGCGAGAGGATGGGCGTCTCCTCCACTGTCTCGCCGTCGCGAACCACGACCAGGCCACCGGGCGGGATGCGCTGCGGGACGGTCTCGCCGCGCAGCACGATCGGCGCCGGGTTCCTGACCGCCAGCGACGCGACCAGCCGGCTCTGCAGCGCGGCAATGGCTGCCTCGCGTGCGCTCATCCTGACCTCCCGCTCTCGCGTTCCCAGGCCGCCACGAAGCGCCCCGGCAGGCGACGCAGCCCGCGCTCGGCCGCGCCGCGCACATCGAGCCGCTTGGCGAGCTTCACCTGGGGCAGGAGCAGGAACATCGGCACCATCCCCTGCTCCAGCAGCCCACGCGCCCAGGCCTCACGACCCTTGCGGTTGGCGGTGCCGACCTCGGTGACGCCTCCCGCCACCAGCCGGGTGCGTCGCCGCCGCCCGGTCTGCTCGCCCTGGCGCAGCGGCAGGCACCAGACAAAGCCCCGGCCGGATTTGAACGGCCGGAGGAAGCCCTGGCCGGAGGCGACCATTTGTGTGGGCGTGACGCGCATGCCCTTCTCCCCGCGCCCCCGGCGCCCTCTGGCAGCATTGAAGCCTGTGGGGATGGCGAGGAACTTGCCGCCGCCCTTGGCCCGGATCAGCGCGCCCCGCTCGAAGGCGTCGATGATTTTCGGCACCTTGGTGAAGACCAGCCCAGCCGGACGCAGCGACTGCCCGCTCCTCGGGAAGATCATCGACCGCCAGGCATTGGCGATGCCACGCGCGTTGCCCGAGAAGGCTGTCGTGACCTGTCGGCGCAGCTCGGCCTTCACCTGCTCGGTCTCGGCGCGGATGGCGGTCATGGCTGCGCGCTCGCCCGCGCGCACCTCGTCCGCCAGCACCTTGCGCAGATCACCGACGATGCTGGCGCCGAGCCGCATGGGTTACGGCCCGCCGAGCCGACGATTCAGCACGCGCAGCAGCAGGTCATGCAGCGCGGCATAGCCCAGCGTGCCGGCCAGCCAGGCGACGGCGAACAGCCACCACCCGTCCAGATCCAGCGCCCGCGCGATCAGCCAGGCCCCGGTGCCGAGGCTGCCGCCGGCGAGCGTATGCAGCAGGAAGGCCCCGCTCAGCATCGGCCGACCGGTCGCGGTCAGCCGCGCGACGGCTCCGAGCGCACCCAGCGCGGCGGCCAGCAGCGCCTCGCCGATGATCGCGCCGATGCGCTCGGGATCGATCATGGCGGTTCTCCTATCGGCGGCAGAAGACGCGCCAGGCGATGCCAGCGGCGTCCCGCTCGGCGTGCTGGACGGTCAGGGTGTCGGCACCGAGGGTGAAGGTGTCGTCTGCCTCGACGCTGGGCAGCACAGCGATGGCGACGGTCAGGACATCGCTGGCCTGGATGACGCTGGTGCCGAAAGCATCGCCGAGCCGGTCTGGCGCGCTGCGGACTACGCGCAGCGCAAGCGGCGCGCCGGTGCCGCCGGCTCGGTAGATCACGTCCGAACCGATGTTCGGATCCCCGGCCAGCGCGTCCATGGCCGCGGCGAAGGCGCTCATCGGCTGCAAGCCCCACGGATGCGGGCACGCAGATCGCCATAGTCATCGATCATGCGCGCCAGCACCGATCCGGCAGGCAGTGCCGCCAGTTGCTCAGCCGCTTGGACCTGCATGGCATGGGAGTACGGCACGAGCGCGAAGCAGCCGGGATCAGAACCGGCCGGAGCGCAGGCGCTCAGTAGCGCCATCAGCGCGATACTCGGCAGACGCCGCATCGGCTTTCTCCCTGGCCTCGAGGTTGTCCTGCGTCACCTGGCGCTCGACCTCCGCGCGGCCCTGCCGCCGGCCCATGGCCAGCAGCGCCACGACCGCCCCCGCGCCCGCGAGGGCGGCCGCGACCCAACCACCGATGCGGGACGACAGGGCGGCGAGCAGCGCGTTCACGCTGGCCGCCGCAGGCGCCAGAGCAGGACGCCGAGGATGGCGGCGAGGATCACGGCG